GTCCACTCGGATGCGAGGACCTTTCTTTGTATCCGAGTGGAGGACTAGCTAGAACATGCTAGTCCGAATTTGGGAGAAGTTCACCAATATTCTCCCGGGTGAGAGGAATAAACCAATCACCCGCCCTGCTTTCGAAGGGCTCAGAGATAGTATAGTCCCAACAAGAACTATGCCTTCTCTTAACTATGGTTCTACGTCTATACTCTTTAACGACGTAGGAGCCATCCCGAAGTCTACCAGCTAACGCGGAAAGGAGAACACCACTAGGACAATATCTAGCCTTCGCCAGATGTCTTGTCTTCGCGTTGCCTCGCTTACCGGTCACCCTAGCCTGTTTAAGGGCAAGGATGAACGACTCAGCATTGGTGAGGTCTACCCGGTGGATGTCCGACACAAGGGCCTTGTAGCTAAACCCATATGTCGTATGCCACTTAGGTGAAACAGGTAACAAACTCAAAGGAAGGCGTATTCCAGCACTCGGGTCCTCATGCATAGGAACAAAAAGCTTGTTCTTAGGCAGAAAGGAGACGAGGTACTGGATAGCTCCCTTTAAAGGAGTTAAGTGTTTCGCTGACCATGCGTTAAGCCTGTTGATAGCTGAATAGAAGTCCATATGGTCGTCAAGGGTGTCAATATAAACACCCCTGACATCGTGGCCCAGATACCAATCTGTGCCACAGGACTCGCGGAAAGGTCCCTTTGCAAAGGACTTATCGAGGTTCACTTTGTGTCCGAGATGTGATAAAACCCTGCAGACGAGGTCATAAGCCTCTGTCCGCACGATGATATCATCACCAAAGACACCATAATTACCAAGCGACGTACCAAAGGGCCTAGAAATTTTAATCCCTAGGGTTTGGTAACAAGCCTCGACGACAGAAGCATAGAGAATCGTCTGTAATGGAAACGTAAAAGCGTTCCCCATAGACGACATCATTGCAAGTTCGACCGTAGATCCGTCTGGTAAGACGGCGTTACGAGAGCGAATCCTCTCCAACACATTAACAAAATGTGCTGGAAAGTACCTCGCTATCATAGCACGGGCGTTCCTATCGGAAGCAGAAGACAAATCGATCGTTGCAAAACGATCATTCTGACTACCGATCCGAGCAAGCACTCTGTTCTTGTGGGGTTGGAGCTTGAGCGAAATACCAAAAATCGCTCTGAGCTGACCCTCCAATAAACTCTGTGCCCCCTTCTGGTAAAGCATCTCCAGAAGGGGCTCGGTGCAAGCTACCCTGTCGATTTCCGCGTTCTTCGGAACAAAAAACAGCTGACTTCCCGGGACGACCCTAATTCCCAACTCTTGTTGTCGGTGAAGTTCAACCGACTCCCAGAGGGGGTAACTAGAAATCGCCTGCTGATAAAAAGGCAGCAAGTCCGTTCGTGAAGTTGTCAGTTCGCTACTACAAAACTTCGAATAAAAGTCACTGTTAAGAACACCAACAGATTGACCTTTACCGACGTCCAGTCTCTCAAAGATTCGAGAGAGACTAAGTAGTGGCTGCTGGAAGTCGACGAGACAAAACCTATCGAGAATTACTTCGAGTTGGTTGAGACTCTGTTTGACTTCTTCTTCACACAACGCAGGTTCTTCACGCCAGGCCCTACAGTCTTGGTTGTTTTCAAGAAAGAGAGCAAGAGCCCTAGCAGAACGTTGAGGAAGTACGGAAGTACTCCCTTTAGCCAGATTCCCATCATCAGTCTCCTTAAATTTCTTTAGAAGACTTTTGGCAAGAGACCTGGCAACGAACTGAGAAAGCTCGTCGTCTGGCGTTCTGGGTCCGATGAAACTGGGATCCCAGCCTGCTTGTAAAAGATCGGACTCAAGAAGCTGAGCAAGACTACTAGCGCTATGACGCATAGTGCCATCCTCATAAAGTTTTCCATGATAACCCTTTCCACGGGAGAAGTTAACCCGTGAACGTCCCTAGTTAGAGGACGCCGCCGATAAGAGTGTCGCCGATAGCAGCAGACTGCTGGCTAAAGGCGCCGAACACCATGCTGAGCAACGCACGGATGTTCGCCGAATCGGCAGAGTCAGCCCCTGCGGGAATGTTGAGAGACATATCAACACTCCCGACAACAGCGGACTGACCAGCAAGGGGAATCATGCCTTTACGACCAAGGGCGCGCCAACGATTCATCGGCACGTACTTGATCACGCCCGTCGTCGGATTGGGCTTTCCAAGGGCCTGGAAGTTCTTAGGCCGAAAGAAAGTAATCGTGAACGGGTCTGAGGGGGCATGGTAGCGTACGCCGGTTTGCGTCCCACCAAGCGCTGTAACTGCCCATTGTTTCGCCGTTACATCAGGCGCAACATCAGCAGTCAGCGTGTAGGTGGGGGTCGTGAGACCGGTCTGAGCGAGCCCAGTGATGGGCGAAGTAAGGCTGATCATTAAAGATCCTAAGAAGGAAAGAGATCCGACACGTCAACGACGCATACGAAACCTCTGTGGATGGATGTCATTAGCCTGTGACCAAAGAGCACCGATGTTAAGCCATTGTTGAGGCCTACCAGGGAGCTCGAAAGTCAAACTCTCAGGACTAGGGGATTCCCTAGTTCGAGAGAAGGCTATACGACGGACGTAAAGCATGCCGTTGTCCCGAACAAGAATCGTATTCCAACGACGAGAAGGGGGGGAATCAGCAAGAGCAATCATACGAGAGAGATTGGGACGAGAAATAATCGTCTCAGAACTCTCAAGTACGGTGCTTTTATTGACCCACCGAATATCGTCAAAGGAAGTAAAACTCTGTTCGAGGATATTCCCCACATTGGAGAAATAGTCAACGAGGAACGACCAGGGCAACAATTCCCAAACAGTTGGAATGAACTCACTAGGGGTAAAACCCCAAAGGTGAGCCAGTTCAGCTGATTTGGAGATCGGGCTCTCAGTCGCAAAGTCCCGCTTGTAAAGTCCTTTGTACTTTATCTTAACCGACTGAAGTGCTGTCTTAGTAACCCAAAGGGTTATTCCGGCAGCAAGGTCAGAATCGGAAGATTCGGTAACAACACAGGAAGGCTCATCAAAACCAACGCCAACAATCATGCGACGAGCAACGGCGCTCTCAGAAGAGCGTTCGAAGGCATCGTAAGCATTCTTGGTGTCGTTGATAAAGGGGAGCCAACCATAGGACGATTCAAGCCAGGTCCCTCGAAGTCCGCGTTTCCAGTTACCTGGATCCACGTTCTTCAACTTCTTGAGTTTGCCAAGGTAGTCAACCCGGGCAGAATCAAAGAGGGCCTTAGCGGGATTCCTTAGCATACGGATAGTCTCGCGAAGCTCACCGAGAAACACACCGCCATCAAAGGCTTTGCGGGTCTCGGCAACCTTCTTAAAGAATTTCCGTTTTGCTAGCACATCGGCTCTAGTGATAGACGCAGAAGGAGCTACTGGGGCTTGGAAAACCGCACTACCAGGGGTATAACCCTTGAAGTACGAGTAACCAGGCTTCCATTTACCGGATACGAGAAAGTCCCGCGTAATCATAAATTCCGCAGGGCTCCTCTTAACGGTAACCTTCTCACCCGACAAAACTGTAGTAGCAGGTGAATTTCTCCGAATAAGCCGCTTCCACTCAGCCTGACCGAAACCAGCGGAACGAGAGTCACTGAACGAGTTTGAAGTAAAAACCCAATCAATGTACTTCGTCTCCTCTGAGGTCGGTAGGTTGGTGTACGCGATCCTATAACGAGATCTCCACTTTGCAACTTTCAGTTTAGCGGGCATTAGGGTCCACCAGTAAAGTGCTACCCTAGGGTAGCAAGGGTCCTCCATTTATCACACTTCGAGTATTTTGATTCTCGTTGCGTGATTCCTTGGAAATAACAGGTGCAAGCTCAGAGACCCCCAGAGACCAGACTTTGGTCGCTGGATCGATGTCGAGAGTAAGGATGATATGGTCGTCGAAGCCATCAGACATAAGCCGCTGGCCCTCTAAAGGGCTAACTGGCATAATGGTGATGTCGACGGGACCAGTCCTAATCACGCCATCGGAAGGTCTGGATTGCTGTGTGACGCAAAGACAAAACCCGTAATCAAGAATACGAAAACGGATTGTGTCCCCAATAGGCGGATCGACAAGAAATTTTTCTTGGGAACTACCTACAGGAATCGTCATAGAAATCCTTGAGCATGCGTTGTAAACCTGTTTCCAGGGTGGTG